CTCAGAAGATGGAAAGTTGTATGAATGGCAACTTAATTCTGCAGTTGTTGCCGCTCAAATTTCAAATGCGCCAATAGATAATCTGGCACTCATAGTTACTGAAGAGCGTTTCTTATTTGCTCTTGGCGCTGGCGGGAATCCTAGAAAAGTACAATGGTGCGACAGGGAAGATAATACAACTTGGACTCCAGCAGCTACAAACGAGGCTGGAGACATTGAATTACAAACTTCTGGTCAAATAATGACTGCCGTAAGAGTTCGAGGGCGCACTTTGATAATTACGGATAACGATGCGCATACGGCTACCTATTCTGGCCCTCCATTTGTATACGGATTCGAGCGAGTTGGTACTGCCTGTGGCGCAATATCAAGAAAATGCATTGCCGCAGTTGATGAAGGCGCGTTTTGGATGGGCAATAGAGGATTTTTTGTATTTGATGGATCTGTTGCTAAAGAAATTAAATGTGAAGTAAGTGATTATGTTTTTTCTGACATAAACAGAAATCAAATATCAAAGGTTTATGCGGTACACAACAGTCAGTATGGGGAAATATGGTGGTTTTTCCCTGGCGGATCATCGCTGGAAAATAATAAATATGTTGCATTTGATTACTTAGAAAACCATTGGGAAATAGGTGAAATTGCAAGAACAGCCGGTATTGATAGGGGAGTATATAAAAATCCTATATGGGCAGACGCAAGTGGAAACCTATACAATCACGAGCAAAGTGCAAGTTTAGGTCATGGAGGGGCAACTGTTTTTGCGGAATCAGGCCCAATAAGTATTGGTGCTGGCGATAACATAATGAAAGTTACTAGCCTAATTCCTGATGAAAAAACTCAGGGAGACGTAACGGTTACATTTAAAACTAGGTTCTATCCAAACGACTCAGAATCATCTTTTGGCCCATACACCATGTCAAATCCGACTGACGTTAGATTTACTGGTAGACAGATAAGGATGAGAGTAAATGGTAATGTAAATACCGATTGGAGGGCAGGAATTATGAGAGTTGATGCGGTTCCAGGAGGTAAACGTTGACGTTACCTACCGTACCGCCTCCACCACATGGAGGAACATGGCAAACTTGGGCTGAAAGGCTAAATGCCTTTCTCGCAAGATCAAAAAATGCTTTAAACTATCTCACATCAAATGATTCCGCCGCAGATGACGGTCTAATTATGTGGGATCGCTCAATAGAGCATCCTGTGGTTTCTATTGACGGAGAATGGGTTCCTCTTGCCTATGGTGACAATGAATACATGGGCTATGGATATGGCGCATTTTTAGATTTTAGCGATCAAACCGCAGGAACAGTTGACACCGCAACGGCTATAACTTGGGGCCAAACGGCATATTCAAAAAATATATCTGTAGGCAGTCCCAGCAGTAGAATAGTGTTTCAAAAAGCAGGAAAATACTACATTCACTTTACTGCACAACTAAATTCTCAGTCAGCGAATGCAAAAACATTTTGGTTTTGGCCAAGGTTAAACGGAACTGACGTAACTGGTTCCACCATGAGAATAACGTTGCACGATAACGATGAGGCAAAAACCATAGCGAGGTCGGCCATATTCGATGTATCTGCAAATGACTATTTAGAGGCAATGTTTGCCGTAGATGACCTAGATACAGCCTTGAAATCATACGCGGCAGAAACATTTTGCCCAGCAGCTCCATCTGTAACTTTGATGATAAAAAGCATAGCTTAATGACAAATAATGACAGAAATACTCTTACAGAGGAGCTTGTCAGGTGCAAAGTTTGGATTGAAAACGCTTTGGCTTACTCTGGCGATACTCACAGTTTCGACGATATTGCTCTTGGCGTTCTTTGCCACCGTTATCAGTTGTGGCCTCTTGAGAATAGTTGTGCGGTGACAGAATTTGTTACATATCCTAAACAAAAACACTTTCACGTTTTTTTGGCTGGTGGTACGCTTAACGAAATTTTAGAGCTAAATGAGCCATTTGCTCAGTTTGCTAGGGCTAATAATTGTACCGCTATGACTATAGCCGGAAGGCCTGGATGGGAAAAGATACTAGACAAACTAGGCTGGGATTACCAGTTTACAACGCTTAAAAGGGAGATTTAAATGGGCGGCGGCGGAAAAGGCGGAAGCAAAACACAAACAAATGATATCCCTGAGTGGGTTAAACCTTACGCAAAAGAAAACCTAGAAAGGGCAAAACAAGCTCAAACAATAGGATATGTGCCATATTATGGCCCTGACGTTGCTGCTTTTAATCCTACTCAAATGGCGGCTTTCGGATCAAATATAGGTGCAGCAGAAGCATTTGGTCTTGTTCCGCAAGGAAGTGTAAGTGCTATGCAAGGAATGACTCCTGCACCAACAACATATGCTGGCGGGATTCAAGGTTACTCTTCTGGTGATCTGTTTGATCAGGCTGTTGCAGAATTGGCGGCTAGAAGGCCAGGACAAGTTTCAGCATACAACAAGCTGTTCGTTGATCCTTATTCTGGATCATATCAAAATTTATATGTTGAGCCTAAAAAACAAGAAGATGTAAGGGCACCAAACAACAGTTATGATCCACGTTTATATGGCGGACGTTAAGAAAAAAGGAAAATAATATGGCAGGCGCACCACAAGGCGGAATACCTAATGTAAATCAAGCTGCTGCTCAAGGAGTATATGGAGCTGGACTAGGATCAGCCGCAGGTATGGGATACACGCCACAGCAGGTTCAAGCTGGGCAATTGGCAACTACAGACTTATCGCCATACATGAATCCTTACACCGAGCAAGTAATTAGAGCTAATGAGGCTGATATTCTGCGTGGCGCTCAGATGGGGCTTAATAACCTTGGTGCGCAGGCTCAAGCCGCCAGAGCTTTTGGCGGATCTCGACATGGTGTTACAGAAGCTGAGTTAGGCAGAAATGTGGCACAACAGTTGGCACAATCTTCTGCAGGATTAAGGCAGACTGGATATGGACAGGCTCAACAAGCCGCTTTGTCTGATATAGCTAATCAAATGGCCGCTCAACAATACAACGTTGGATCTGGCTTGCAGGGCGCTCAACAGCGTCTAGCTGCGGCTGATCAGCTTGCCAATATATCTAACCTTGGTTTTGGTATGGGACAGACTGTTCAACAGAATCTGATGCAACAGGGAGCGCTACAACAAGGCGTACAACAGGCACTAATTGATGCGGCTAAGGCTCAATATGGCGGATACACCGCAGGCCCAGCAACAAGTATTAACTACTTGTCAAACGCTTTGCAGGCAACTCCAATGCCTACAACTCAGACTCAAACCGGAAGCCCAGGGCTATTTAACATGCTATCTACAATAGCAGGGATAGCCGCTCAATTTTCAGATGTAAGGCTTAAAAAAGACATTAAGCAAATAGGAAAACTTCCTAACGGAATGAATTTGTACAAGTGGGCGTGGAACAAGTTGGGCAAGGCTATCGGGGCAGATAAGTTTCCTGCCATTGGAGTTTTGGCTCAAGAGGTTCAAAAAACTAATCCAGAATTTGTTGTTAAAGGCGATGATGGATATTTGAGAGTTAATTATTCAAAAATTTATTCTGTAGGATAAGACATGAATCCTTTTGATCCTTACGGGTTATACACAAATCCTAATCAGCTTGGAGTTGGCGCAAATATCATAGGCGACGCAAGCACTGTGATGGCTAGAAATCCAAATGTTGCCGCTCAAATGCCACAACAGCCAACTAGCGGATTGTTGGCTTCAGGGCAATCAAATATGTTAAAGCCGAATCCAATGATGGAGGAAGAGAAGCTTGACGGAGCAGGATTTCAAGGGCTTGCAGATGCATTTATGAAGAAAGATGCTCCAGCTACTAATTATTCTTTTGATACTGGAGGAATATCAGAACAAGGCTTAAAGATGCCAGTTCAAACAGGTGGCAATGCAATGATGCCTAATACATATGACTTTCAAGCTCCAACAAATTTTGGCTTGGATCCAGTTAATACAAATGGATTAGGATTGTTTTTGAACAAATTTGGATTTTAAAAGGCTAAGTGATGGCTACATTTCGAGATCGATATGCTGAAACAATAA